GACAAGCAGCAGTTTGTCCCCATCAAGAAGGCATTTGGCGCGCATCATTTGCTCTGGCTTGACTGCCTGCAAAAAGTTGAGGATGGGCAAATCAAGCGGCTTATGGGACTTATGCCCCCCGGCAGCGCCAAATCAACCTACAGTTCCGTGGTGTTTCCCACTCACTTTCTGGGGCGTAACCCAGAAACCAGCATTATCGTTGCCAGTTACGCAAGCGATCTACCCAAGAAGTTTGGCCGCCGCGCCCGTGCAATGGTGCAACAGCCTTTGTACAAACGCATCTTTGACACGGCGCTGAGTGATGAATCCTCAGCCGTTGACGAATGGGCCTTGCAAAACGGCTCGGAATGGATGGCCAAAGGCATCCTGACCGGCATCACCGGTCACCGCGTTGATGGCATTGTCTGGGATGACCTGATCAAGGGCCGTGAACAGGCTGACAGTGACGTGATCCGGCAAAAAACCTGGGAAGCCTACCTTGATGACTTACAAACCCGGCGCAAGCCTACCTCATGGGAAGTCGGCATTACCACACGCTGGCATGAGGATGATATTGCAGGACGGATTTTGCCCCTTAATTATGCGGGGGAAAGCGGCTGGGTCAAAGGGCAAGATGGGAACGACTGGTACGTGGTATGTCTACCTGCCGAATGTGACCGACTTGATGATCCTTTGGGACGGAAAATTGGTGAGATCCTCTGGCCTGAATGGTTCACGCCGGAATTCTTTGCACCTTTCAAGCGCCAAGCCAGGACGTGGTCAGCGCTCTACCAGCAAAAGCCCGCCCCTGAAACCGGCACCTACTTTGAAGCAGACTGGCTCAAACCGTATGACAAAGCGCCCGACCGTGAGCAGTTGAGCGTTTACGGGGCCAGTGACTACGCGGTGGCCGCAGAAGGCAGTGACTACACGGTGCACATTGTGGTGGGGCTTGACCCCAAGGGGCAAATTTACCTGCTGGACCTGTGGCGCGGGCAAACCACATCAGATGTATGGATTGAGACACTGTGTGACTTGGTTGAGAAGTGGAAGCCCATGGGGTGGGCTGAGGAAACCGGTCAGATCAGGGCTGGCATTGGTCCCTACCTTGATAAGCGGCTGCGTGAACGGCAGTGCTGGGTTGTCAGGGCCAGCTTCCCAGCGCGTGGTGACAAGGCGGTGCGCGCACAGTCAATCAGGGGCCGCATGGCCATGGATGGGCTTCACGTGCCTCATCATGCGTCCTGGTTTCCTGATTTCAAGAGGGAACTGATGTCCTTCCCCGCTGGCAGGAATGATGACCAAGTGGATGCCTTGGGCCTGATTGGTCAGGTGCTTGATAAAATGATCGTTGGCATGGCAGCCAAGCCTGAGCCTGAGAAGACCAAGATCATTTCAACTGACCCGGCGTCCTGCACGGTTACGCTTGATGATCTGTGGGAAAATGAGTCGCGCCGGTTCACCAGATGGGGCAGAGCCCCCGTCAGGATTCAATGACTAACCCGTTTGTCCAATTCCCGATACCCACGGTTGCTGCTTCAACCATATTCGTTCCGGCTGGGGCAAACACTCAGGTTCAGTACAACAATGCTGGGGCCTTTGGGGCTTACACCAATGTTCAGTTAACTGCGCTTATTCAGCCTTTCACCTCGACCCTGTCTGGGGGTGCCCCCGCGTCTGGGGGCGGGACAACAAACTTCCTGCGTGCTGACGGAACTTGGGCCGCTCCCCCTGGCGGGGGTGGCAGTCCTCCTGGTGGGGCCACCGGCAATGTTCAGTACAACAACGCTGGCTCGTTCGGTGGCTATACCGATGTTCAGCTAACCACTCACGTTCAACCATTCACCTCCTCACTCAGTGGTGCCGCGCCTGCTTCGGCTGGTGGTACTACCAACTTCCTCCGCGCTGACGGGACTTGGGCTGCTCCCCCTGGCGCTGGTGCTGTCACAAGCGTCAGCAACTCAGATAGTTCACTGACTATTACCCCAACGACAGGGGCGGTGGTTGCGTCGCTGAACCTGAGCCACATGAATACTTGGCTTACAAGCCAAACCTTCAGAAGAATATTCTTTGGCTTAGCAGACGGGTACGGTATAAACGATACTTCATCGCAAGCCTTTAATGGCTCCACGTTCTGGAGTTATAACATGAGCCGGTTCAACCGGGTGTTTGTTGGCCTATCTGGTTCAATTGACGGCAACAACGTCCCGCAAAGCCCAACGGTGCTGAGTTCGACCTACAGCTACGCCTGGTCGCAGAACGCCCAACTGGCTGTCACCTCGGCGATGGGCCTCCTTGCTATAACTGGATTGGCGCGGGCCAGCGATTGGGTGACTTATAGCGGCAGTGCCTCGCAGGGCACCGAAGCCATTGTCGGCTTTGGCCACAATGACGATACTACAACAGCAGGCGGCTCTATTGTCGTCGGTGGAAACCTTATTGGCACGGCTTTGTCTGGTGCTAAGGGCATAACAATTGGCACGCAGAACGATATCAACGTAGCCAGCACAACGGTTGTCATCGACCCTTACACCGGCTTCCCTTCAGGCACCACAATAGCCACTTTGTGCACACCGGGAGCTTACTCCAGTGCCGCCACACAAAACCCCAGCGCCGGGCTTGTTATTGGCCCCGGTTATGGTGGTGGGCCAGTCTTCAATGCTGGTATTGTGCTTTTGGACGGGACAGTTGCATCATTAGGTGGGGCTAAACCTGTAATGATGGCCCTGCCAAGGAATACTGCAATTGTTTGGTACAGCAGTCCTGGTACCAGGACTGGTTCACTGTTCGTTGATTCGGGTGGCAACTTCAATATCACCTCTTCAGGCAACCTTATATACAACGGCATCACCATGAGTGTTCCATAGGAGGTAAAATGCCTGGTCCAACAGCAATGCAAATACTATCTCAGAACGTGTCCAACCTTCTTACTGAGAACGCCAGGTTAGTTGAGGAAAACTGGCGGCTACAGGATCGAATACAAGAGCTTGAAATGAAGAAACAAGGTAGTGCCCCACCGGGTAAGGTACCGTTGAAGATAGCGGAGAAAACCAATGGCAAATCTCAACCAGCCAGAAAAGCTGCTTCATAAAATCGACCCAGACCAGGTCACGTTTGTGCATTACCTTACAACTGTAAAAGGTGAATTGGTGGATGATGGTCATTTGGCTGCCGTTCTGGAAACCCTTCGGCAAGCTGGATATAAGGTTGTAAAGGAATGAGATGGCACTGGATTACTCCATCACGCTGCGCAATAACCGGTTGCAGCAGATACAAACCACTATTGGTGGCGCAGGCGTATTGAAGATCTTTTCTGGTGCTGAGCCGCCCAATTGCACGGCACCGGACCCTACCGGGTTGTTAGTGACCATAGGTTTGCCCTCTGTTTTCATCGCTGTTTCAGGTGGCGTTACGTCTTTGGTTGGTTCTTGGGTTGGTACAGCGTCAAGCGGGGGCACACCAGCATGCTTTAGGATGTATGACGGTAGCCTGGTTTGCCACGTGCAAGGCGGCATCCCGGCTGAAATGACTGTTACGCCTTCTACGATAACGCTCAGTCAAACAGTTACTGTCAATACGTTTGGTGTGACAGCGGGCAATCCGTAATGCCTCTTTGGCCGTAGCAAGGGAAACGTCTCATGCTCGGCTTTGATGTAACCGCTGGTCAACCGACCGCTGTAATACCGGTTGATGTAACCCCACCAACGGTCTTTGTAGGTTGGGGTTTTGAGCCGGTTTGGAGTCAGGATCTCCATCGCAATTACCGCTCACTTGACACTGCCTTCTTTGGCTCGTCAGGCATTGATGCGCCGTTCATTCCGCCGCCACCGCCAACGGTCTATGTAGGTTGGGGTTTTGAGCCGGTTTGGAGTCAGGATCGTCACCCCAAGTACCGCTCACTTGATACCACCTTCTTTGGTTCATCGGGAATTGACGCACCGTTTATCCCGCCCCCGCCACAGCTTTTTGTAAATTGGGGTTTTGAGCCGGTTTGGAGTCAGGATCCCAACCGGTTACGGTTAAGGCAGCACCCAAGAGGCCGTAGTGAATTTGCTGTTTACACGCCGTGGGTAAATATAGGTTTTGAGCAGGTTCAAAGTCAGAATCCGTATCGCCGATTTAGAATACCTGATATTGGTTCAACAGGAATTGATGTACCATCTGTTTTTGTACCACCAACCGTATTTGTAAATTGGGGTTTTGAGCCGGTCCGAAGTCAGGACCTGCATCACCGGTTCAGGGCACTTGATATTATCTTCTTTGGCTCGTTAGGAATTGACGCGCCATTTATTTTTATACCGGGTGCTACTGCCAGCGTTATTGTAATTGAGGCTAACGATACACTAATTGCAACAGCAGCAATTACAGGTGCGGGGATTGCCAACGAGTTTTATGTTGATAACGTACTCATGCGTCGTGATGATAAGCCGCAGTATGTAAAAACTGATAATACCTTTACTGTGCCTGGGTTTGGCAGAGGCAACTAATGGCAGCGGACGTTGACAAGCTTGCTGGACCTGGTGGTGGTCAAGAAGGCCGCCGCATGGCTAAGCATTGGATAAACCAAATTGACCAGCAGCGCGACAATAGCGAGATCAAGCGCTGGTACAAACGTGGCGACACCATTGAAAAACGCTACCGTGATGAGCGCAACCGCGTTGATGAGGAAGGACAGCGCCGCTACAACTCATTGTGGTCAAACGTGGAGATCCTACGGCCTGCTTTGTATGGCCGCCTGCCGCTGCCGGTGGTTGAGCGCCGCTTCCGTGACAAAGACCCGGTGGGGCGCAACGCTGCCAGCATGCTTGAGCGGGCCTTGCGTAATGAGATTGAAGTCAACGGCTTCCATATGGCCATGTTGCAGGCAGTGGATGATTACCTGTTGCCGGGGCGCGGTACCTTGTGGGTACGCTATGAGCCTGAAATTCAGGAAAGTGTCTCACTGCCGCCTGATGTACAGACTGATATGAAGGACTCATCTGGCCGCATTGATAACCAGCAGCAAAATGCTTATGCGGGCACGGACACCAGCAGCACGACCACGCCTACCTACCGCAGCCCTGAGGAGCGCCGTGCCAACCGCCCGCGTTTGAATGAACCGGGCCATGAGGAGGAACCTGAACCACTTGAAGCTGAACAGGCCAAGCTGCGTGAGACGGGTGACCGGGTTATCAGGGAATCAGTGCCTATCGACTATGTGCCGTGGCAGGACTTTTACACGCTGCCTACGCGCGCCCGTACTTGGGCGGAAGTGACGGTTGTTGCCAAGCGCATTTACCAGAGCCGTGATCAAATGCGGCGGCGCTTTGGCAAGGAAATTGCCAATAAGATCCCGCTGATCCGTGATGACCGTGGCCAGCGGGTGCAATACACCACACCGTTGCAATCGCTTGACGAAGATAAAGGTCAAATATTTGAGATTTGGAACCGGCTGGATACTACGGTTTATTGGGTGGCGCACGGCTATGAGTATTTGTGTGATCGTGCTGAGGATCCTCTACGGCTTGAGAACTTCTTTCCGTGTCCAAGGCCGCTCTACGCCAACCCTACCAACACCACTTTGGTGCCGGTGCCTGACTTCATTCAGTATCAGGACCAGGCCATCCAAATTGACGAACTGACGCAGCGCATTGCCATGCTGACCCGCGCCTGCAAGATCGCAGGCGTGTACAATGCCGCAGCCAAGGATATGGCGCGGCTGTTCAATGAAAGCGTTGAGAATGAACTGATCCCGGTCAACGACTGGGCCGCCTTTGGCAAGGAAGGCGGTGGCATTGAGGGCAACTGGTCCCTGATGCCGGTGCAGGAGATCATTGCCGTCATCAATGAGCTTATTCAGGCCAGGCAAAAGGTCATGGAGGATATGGACCGCCTGACCGGTATAAGCGACATTATGCGTGGCACCAGTGATTCCCGTGAAACGCTGGGCGGTGTGCGCCTCAAGAACAATACGACCGGCACCCGTCTCACCAGCCGCCAGAATGAAATTGCCCGCTTTGCCCGTGATACGGTCAAAATCATGGCCAACGTGATGTCTGAGCATTTCAGCCCGCAAAGCCTGATTGAGGCTTCCGGCGCGCTTTATCAGGAAGGGCTTGGGCCTAAGGACATGCCTGACCTCTCAGCCTTGCAGTCAGGTGGCACGTCATTGCCGCCGCCGCTTGCTCCACAGCAAGGGGCTCCACAGCAAGGGGCTCCACAGCAAGGGGCTCCACAGCAAGGGGCTCCACAGCAAGGCCCACAACAAATGCCTATGCCGGGTCAGCC